AACAGAAAACTATAAGGTGGTTATTCTTACAGTTGAAGTGGGCGACAAGTCTAAGACTGCAATCAAGTTTGAAAAACAGGCAAAGAAAATGGGTATGGAAGTTCTTCTATCGGACTTCAAAAGAACATCCCTGACCTTTAGTGATGGTAAGTATACTCTAAACAACAAAGACAAAAGTATGGCCATCAGTTCCAAAGATACTGTTGTGTTTGTTAGAGGAACGCCAACTAGAGATAGTCATCTCGACTTGATTTCAGAACTAGAAAGAATTGGTATTACTTGTATTAACAACAGAACTACTATCAGTATTTGTGCTGATAAGTATCGTAGTTATGTGAGACTAAAAGATTTCAGATTAGACCAACCCAAAAGTGTTCTTGTTCCTACAGAAGATGATATTGATTCTGCATTAGAAGAGCTTGATACCAAGTTTCCTATCATCCTCAAAACTCTTAGGGGTGCAGGCGGTGTTGGTGTTCTATTTGTTGAATCGAAACGTGCATTAGATTCTCTCGTACAATTAATTTATAAACAAGACCCAGAAACAGATATTCTCATTCAAGAATATATCAAAACAGATGGTGACATTCGTGTTATTATTGTTGGTGATAATATTGTTGGTACAATGAAACGAGAAGTTGTTGAAGGAGATTTTAGAAGTAACTATACACAGGGTGGTGGGGTAAAATCTTACGACTTATCAGAAGAAGAAATTCGTCAATGTCTAATTGCTGCAAAGGCGGTTGATGGTGATTTTGTTGCAGTGGACTTTATTCCATACAAAGGTAAACCATACTTTTTGGAAGTAAACAGTTCGCCTGGCACAGAAGGTATTGAAGAAGCAAACTCTGGTTTGAACATTGCAAAAGAAGTTCTAGAACACTACAGGGATGTAAACAATAGATTTACTTCTCCTATCAGATGTGGTTTTCACGAGATGGTAAACATAAAGCCATTTGGTGAAATCGAAACAAAGTTTGATACAGGGAATAGTGCATACTCAGTATTGCACGCTACTGACTTAAAAACTAGTGGTAGCAACATCACGTTTACTACAGTAGGTGGTAAAACACATACTGCTAAACTAGAAAAAGAATATAAAGCAAGAACAGGGGGTGGAGTTGATGAGCGCCCCATTGTTAAGTTAGAAGTGGAATTCATGGGCCATACACACGAACTAATGTTTGGACTTGATGACAGAAGTAAAAGAGGAACAGAAGTTCTTCTAAATAGATTTGCCATGAAAGAAATGAACGTCATGGTAGACCCTCAGAAGAAGTTGATTATTACTACAAAGAAAGGCGAAAAATAATGACACTACTTGACGCAATTAAAAAACACAACGAAGGTATCATTGCACTGCATAAAGCAAACATTGCAGTGTATCTAAAGAATCCGGCTGGTATTGGAGAACACTCCGATATTGCAGAAGCAGTACAATGTGAACTTGATAAGATTGCAGCTGCCCAAGATAGAATTGATGCAATCCATCAACATTTCTCATCAGAAGAACAAATGCCACTTTTCTCTTGACAAATCCCCCTAACGGTGGTATTATTATATAATGAAATTTTACACACACGTTGCCCAATGGGGCAATCAACTACTTGTTCGTGCAGTAGAGAATGGTGTTCGTTCTAACTTCAAGGTTAAGTACGAACCCACTCTCTATGTGCCTGTTCAGAAAGAGACTGGCTGGACTACCCTAGAGGGTAAGAATGTCAGTCCTATGAACTTCCTCTCTATTAAAGAGGCGAAGGAGTTTGTTGAACAGTATCAAAGTCAGCCCCATCTTGTCTATGGTATGACTCAATTCCCCTACACCTACATCGCCGAAAAGTATTCTAAACAGATTCAGTTTGACAGTTCACAAATGCGTATTGTCACGATTGATATTGAGGTGGAGTGTGAGAACGGTTTCCCTAACGCCGACAAGGCTCTAGAACCTATGTTGGCTATCACCATCAAGAACCATGATACAGGACGTATCAAGGTTTGGGGTTTGCACGACTATCACAATGACAGAGAAGATGTTCAATACATCAAGTGTCAGACTGAACGTGAACTTCTGGCTCAGTTCCTTGCATGGTGGGAAAGTGACTATCCAGACGTAATCACTGGTTGGAATACAGAGTTCTTTGATATTCCCTACATCTGCAACCGTATCAAATCGGTGATGGGTGAAGAGGCTATGAAACGTCTGTCGCCTTGGGGTATTGTAAACTCTCGCATGGTGAATTCTGGTTATGGACGTAAAGACCAAGTGTATGATATTGTGGGTGTTGTTGAGGTTGACTATCTTCAACTATATCGTAAGTTTACTTATTCTGCACAGGAATCTTATCGTCTTGACCATATCGCCTTTGTGGAACTTGGTGAACGCAAAGATGAGAATCCTTATGAGACTTTTCGTGATTGGTATACGAAAGACTATCAGTCTTTCCTAGACTACAACATCCAAGACGTTGAACTGGTTGATAGGCTTGACGATAAGATGAAACTTATCGACCTTATTCTGACTATGACGTATGAGGCCAAAGTAAATATCTCTGACTCGTTTACGTCTGTTAAGTATTGGGATGTTCTCATTTACAATCATCTTCTCAAGAGAAAGATTGTCATCCCTCAAAAGACTTCCCACAAGTCCAAGGGTGAAAAGTATGTGGGTGCATATGTGAAAGAACCACAGGTTGGACAACACAAATGGGTTATGTCTTTTGACTTGAACTCATTGTATCCACACCTTATCATGCAGTACAATATTTCACCAGAAACACTATTGCCCGAAAAACGGTTGCCAGTTGATGTTGACCATCTTCTCGACAACAAACCTCTTCCTAAACTTGAAGGTGCAACATTCACACCTAATGGTGCAGTCTTTCATAAACGTCACCAAGGGTTTCTCCCTGAGATGATGCAGTCGATGTATAATGACCGTACTATCTACAAGAAGAAGATGTTGCAGGCAAAACAACAATATGAAGATACGAAGGATGCTAAATATCTAAAAGATGTTTCAAGGTACAACAACATTCAGATGGCTCGCAAGATTTCTCTAAACTCTGCCTATGGTGCAATTGGTAACGAATGGTTTCGTTATTATGATTTGCGTATTGCAGAAGGTATTACTACCTCTGGCCAGTTCTCTATTCGGTGGATTGAAAAGTCTCTGAATATGTATCTCAACAAACTGTTGAAAACTGAAGGAGAAGATTATGTCATTGCGTCTGATACGGATTCAGTATACATTACTTTTGACAAATTGGTTAATACTGTGCTTAAAGAACGAGAAGGAGAGTCGGAAGATTCATATCGTGGGCGGGCTGTTGATTTCCTTGACACAGTGGCTCAAGAGAAGATTGAACCTTTTATTGATAAGTCTTATCAAGCTCTTGCTTCGTATGTAAATGCATATGAACAAAAGATGCAGATGGCTCGTGAGGTGATTGCCGACAAGGGTATCTGGACTGCAAAGAAAAGATACATTCTCAACGCATGGGATGTGGAAGGTGTTCGTTATCAAGAACCTCAACTCAAGATTATGGGTATCGAGGCTGTCAAGAGTTCGACTCCTGCTCCTTGTCGTGACAAGATTAAGGAGTGTTTGAAGATTATTATGTCTGGTACAGAGAAAGATGTAAACAACTTCATTCAAGAGTTTCGTGAAGAGTTTTTGCAACTGTCACCAGAAGAGATTGGATTCCCTCGCTCTGTGAATGGTATTCAGAAGTGGAGTGATAGTGCAAGTATCTTCAAGAAGGGAACACCTATGCATATCAAGGGCGTTATCCTTTACAATCACTTTGTCCGTCAACAAAAGTTGACTAACAAGTATCCACTAATCCAAGAGGGTGAGAAAATCAAGTTCCTCAATATGCGTACTCCTAATCGTATGCAGTCTAACGTCATATCTTTTATGACTAAATTACCAAAAGAACTTGACATTCACTCACATTTGGACTATGATATACAATTCGAGAAGGCTTTTATTGAGCCTCTCACTTTTATTATGAATCAGATTGGATGGAACATTGACCGTTCCTATGGTACACAAATGACTTTGGAGGACTTTTTTACATGAGATATAAACCATACAACCTAGAAGATGTAGTAAATGCATCTAATGAAAACAAGTTCAATGTTATCTCTACCTTTGCTGGTGGGGGTGGTTCGTCCACTGGTTATCGTCTGGCTGGTGGTAAAATACTTTGTGTAAATGAATTTGTAGAAGAGGCCCAGAACACTTATAGAGAAAACTATCCAGACACACCGATTTTGCCTGGCGACATTAAAGAACTATCTGGTAAAGACTTCTTGGATGTTGTTGGATTGAAAGAAGGTGAACTTGATATTCTAGATGGTTCACCGCCATGTTCTGCATTCAGTGTCGCTGGTAAACTATCACATTCTGCTGATGGTAAACACTCAGATGGTTGGGGCCAGACTAAGAATTATTCAGATGGTAAGATGGTAGAAAATATTGAGGACTTGTTCTTTGAGTTTCTACGAGTTGCAGATGATATCAGACCTAAAGTTATTGTTGCAGAGAATGTGAAGGGGTTGACTATCGGTGAGGCCAAACAATACTTTAATAAAATTAATAATACATTTGAAGATATTGGATATGATGTTGTTGCAAAGGTATTAGATAGTCGTTACTTTGGTGTATCACAAACTAGAACTCGTGTTATCTTTATTGGTTTGAGAAACGATATTACAGAGAAGGCTGGACTAAACTTTATGACTATCAATAGTGTGTTTCCAGAACAAAGTGTAGATGTCATTCCACTAAAGGATGCACTTGTCGGACTAGAATATGATGCAGAGGAAGTTGACTATCTAACTAAGAAGTTTCTTAATACTGCATACTGGAAAGATACTGGTAGTAATATGGAGATTGACCCACCAAAAGTTTTGACAGGTATGGATTATCATCCTAAAGGACACCACTTCAATTTGAAACGTGTATCACAGTATGCACCAGCCCCAACACTAACTGCAATGGGTAGTAATGATACAACTGCTGGTGCGTTTCACTGGGCCGAACCCAGAAAACTAACTATTGGCGAACTGAAAAGAATACAATCGTTACCAGACGATTTCAAACTTACTGGTAAGTGGAATCAGCAATCAGAACGTATCGGTAGAATGGTGCCTCCTCTGATGATGAAGGCTATCGCAGATTCAATTTATAATAAAGTACTAAAGGAGATATAATGGCAGACTTTACTTTTGCACATAGAGAGGAAGGCTTTGATGAACATATTGAACATTCTATTCGTGGTTACAGTAATTTACTTGATGATGTGGTTCAGTACTCACGTTACTTTGTAGAAGATGATACTAATGTTGTAGACATTGGTTGTTCTACAGGAAAGTTCACTCAAATGATGTTAGAGGCTAATCAAGATTTTTGTTGTGATGCACATTACATTGGTGTTGAGATTGCAGAGGGGTTTCATAATGACTTACTCAAAAGACAAGAAAACATTGACAAATTGCACCCTTGGGCCTCAACTGAATTCTTATTTGAAGATGTTCGTGACTACGAGTTTGAAAACTGTTCTTTGATTACATCTATCTTCACTTTACAATTCATGCCACCTAGACATAGACAAGAAGTAATAAGACGAATCTATGAAGGATTAAATACTGGCGGTGCATTTATATTTGGAGAGAAAACAGTATGTCAAGACCCTAGACTACAGAATATGATGACATTTAATTATTATGACTACAAGAGAAAGAACTTTGATACAGAAGATATCATGGATAAAGAAAAGACTTTACGTCATATGATGAAACCAAACACTTGGGATGAGATTGTAAACAATCTTATTGAGGCTGGGTTTTGGGGTGATAAGATACAGCCATTTTGGAGAAACCACACATTCGTAGGAGCGATTGCAATAAAATGAAACCTAACACAATAGTCACACTAGTAATGACAACAGGAGCCGAAATTATT